ATAAATCTAGCCTCTAGGATAAAAACGATTGAAAGAGCGTATATAAAAACTGTAAAAGACATTTTAAAAGTTGGAATAAATGAAGGTAAGGGAGCTAAAATAGTAGCTTTAGAAATTGACAATATAATAAGTCCAGTGGGATACAAGAAGTGGATTAGTCCATTTGATTGGTTCAGAGCAACTCATACAGGTGCAGTTACAGGTAGAAGGGCTGGTTCGGTTTCCTACAACTCCTACAGAATAGCTAGAACGGAGATAAGTGAAACATACAGAAGGCAGACAGTAGAAATGCACAGTGGAAAACCTTGGATAAAAGGATTTAGGTGGAATTTGAGTTCTGCACACACGATTCCTTGTGTTTGCGAGGATTACGATGGTGAGATATTTCAAACGGAGGCTGAGTTACCATACACGCATCCGAATTGTTATTGCTACGTTACACCAGAGTTAGTAGACCCTAGTCTAGTTTAGTGCTGAGAGCAGAATAAACTTTGCTCCTAGGACTAAAATCAAGTCTTAGAAGGAGATAATAAAGGTAGGTATGTATCAATTTATAAAGAAAGGTCTATATGAAGATAGTTAACCCAAAGACAGGTAAGTTAATAGCTACAGCAGTGCATAACCTAATCGAATTTAATTTCGATGATGGAACTAGAATCGTTGTGGCAGGTAGTGACTTTGTTACTACAGTAAAGCATCCAGAAGTGGAGGATAGGCACATCATTACATTTGCAGAAGGCAAAATGAGTGTGGAAAATCCAGTGTATAAAGTTGAAAAAAAGGAAGAAAAAGATGGCAAAAAAGAAGACAAACCAAATAAAGAACCCGCAGGAAATGACTCCGATGGAAAAGGTGGAGGAGAAGGACATGACGGAGATTCAGGAGAAGACGATGGAAAATCTGGAGACGAACCCAATAGCGGAGACGATTCCAACGATGCCGATTCCAGTGGGAAAGACTCAGAAGGAAAAGACGGAGATATCAGCAAAGGCGGAGATAACCCCTCAGGAAGTGAAGATAACCCCTCAGGAGATGAAGGAGATGGAGAAGACTCAGGAGACGAAAAAGACCCCAAAGAAAAAGGTGGAGATGACTCAGGACAAGGAAGCGGAGGCAACGGGGATAAAGGTGAGGAAGACGAGACAGAAAATAAGCCTAGAAAATACACTGAAGTTCGATAGTATCTTTCAGTTAAGAGATTATTTAGCAACAAAACAGGATGTGCCTGTAGTGTACGCAGAGTTAAAAGCCAGAGGCTTAATAAATGATAAGTTAGATAGAGCTATAAAGATTGAAATGAGGAGAATAGGATTCGGAGAAATAGAATGAACAAAAAGCAACAGCAAATAATAATAGAAGGCTCTCTAGCAGAGATGGCAAATTCGGCAAAGGGAACAATTAAAGTTCCTGTAGCCAAAGGTGTCAATATAAAAGCCCTAACGGAAGGGGATAAAACCCCTATGTTTGTTGTTGTAGAAGCTCTAAATGAGGCAGTTTCGGCTAACAACAGAAAATATAGTGAACAAACTATAAACGATGTTGCTAGACAAATTAACAAAATGAAACCAGATGCCTACATTGGTCACATGAAGGATGAGGACAGACCGTTTGCAAACCCTCAATCCCAGACCTTATGGGTAGGTGCTAAGGTTCTCAAAGTTAATGGTAGTAAGAGGTTATTCGTAAAAGGATACATACTACCATACGCAAAGGAATTAAAGCAGTATATTAAAGCGGCTCAGGCAGTGGGCAAAAGTGTAGCGGTTTCTATATACGGAACAGCCAAAGAGATAGTCAACGCTAGTGGGATAATAGATGTAATGAATTTTAATCTAGAGTCCATTGATTGGGCTAGACCCTCAGCAGCAGGTATAGCAACAATGGGATTTATGTCAATCACTAGGGAAATGGAAGATAATTCCAAAAAGGGAGACTACTTAAAAGTTATAGAGAACTACAACACTATCAGAGAAATGGTGTCCGACACTATTAGGGGAGAAATAGTAAGAGAACAAGATTCTCAGTTAGGCGTAATAGCAGAAATGCTAAGCACAGAACCAAGTAATATAAGGAATGTTGTATCTGAAATGCAGTCCACGATTGCAGAACAGGAAAGGAAACTTACAGGATATTTTGTAGTATCAGAGTTGAAAAAAAGACAACCTACCAAGTCGGTTAGGAATGTCGCAGAAACTCTTGTACTTGCAGAGATGGAAAAAGGTTTGTATAATCGAACCAGAGCATCTGAAGTCATTGACAAAGTGTTATCGTCTAAGACGATGGCGAATGTTGTCAGTGAAATGTCCAGTAAGATAGATATTAACCCTTCGATAGGGGGCGTATCTAATTCCCGTAGGTACACTAAAATCGAAAAGAAGTCTTAGGACTTCAGTTTGATACCTTGTAATTAATTTACTTGGAGGTGTAATATGGCAGAAACACTTAGAGGCGATGGTAAAGCGATTGATATCACTTTAACATCAACAACCGCTAAAGGTACTGTTGTAGAGTACGATGGATTCTTCGGAATCACTATGGCAGCAGGTTCGTCAGGAGACGAAGTAGCTATAGAGATAGCACAAAGAGAACATGAAATAGCAATTCCTACAGCACTTAGTGCTGCATTGGGTGCGATTTTATATCTTGATGGTAGCGGTACAATTACGACAACCATTACAGACAAACCCTTCATGAAAGTAACACTAGCGAAAGACGCAAATGATTACGTATGGGGCATTTTATTGCCACAGTATTGTGATACCGTCTAGTATTTGATTATTAAGAAAGGCAATTATGAATAAAATAATATTCGAACAAGCAGTAGATAACGCCAGAAAAATAATCAAAGAACAGAAGTCGCTAAGCTGGTCTGATAAAGTTAGGTCAGGTATCGTTACTGTCAGAGAAATGATTGGTACAGACGATGGCTCGAGAGAGTTTATTGAAAAGACCACTTATGACCTATACCAAGGTCGTGAGGCAGTTTCTCTTGTTTATAAGCAATTATATACAACAGTTAGTGACAGGAATTTACCTAAAACTTTAACCGAAGTAGAATTCGGTCCAGTGGAAGTAGTGTTCTTGGAGAAGTTTGAAGGCGGAGAAGTTAGATTCGGTGCGTTAGGTGCAGGGGTAACTAAGACAGTTACTTTACACACTTATGCAGCAGGTATTGAGTTAACAGAGGATATGCTTGAGTGGAATCAGACATGGAGAATGTCTGAGGTAGGCATAGCTTTCGGAGAATCATATAACAAGTTGTTAAATCACTTGCATATGAATCCTATTGTCAGTGGGACTTATGTCACTACTGGCGCTAGTATAGCAGCCCAAAAGGTTGCTCAAGAAGGAAATTACGTAGATGGTGGAACAGCTCAGTTGATAGCGTTCGACACTGATTTACCAACCACGTTAAGAAATGCGTTTCAAGTTTTACCCAGAGGTACAAAATTAGTTATCAACAGTGCGGATAGATACGTATTAGAAGATGCAATTGCTTCTTCAATGTACGCAGACACCACACCCTCAGTTGTAAAAAGGAGATTAAATGCTTCTGATTTAATTGAGTACGAAGACGAAACAGTCGATGTTGGTGGTAAAGAATATACCTATACTGGTGTAGCTTCTGGCTTTGCCTATTTAGTTGTACCTAAGAAAAAATTTAAGGAGTACATAAAGCATGACCTTAGAGTTGATTCTGGCGATGGCGACTTAAGTCGTCTCGTTCTAACCCCAATCGTGGGTAGGAGCAGGAGAGGTTTATTGACCTCTATCGGCAACAAACAGGGTGCTATTAAAATAGACATAGCAGCTTAAAGAAGGAGGTAACTTAAATGGGACTATACAGTGGATTGCCACAAGTCAAAACTTGGGTTACTACTCTTAGACCGTATACATGGTTGAGAACTTTGCGAGATGATTCTTTAGCTTCTTTTAGGAAGTGGAAAGATATTCAAACAGAGGACGATACTGTGCATACATCAGATAAGTTTATGAGTAAGCATTTTATAATGCGTAAACTTAGAGGCAAGAGGTAACTCTAACAAAAGAGAGTGGCGAAATGTCACTCTCTTTCGTGTATAATTATGAGGAGGTCATGAACAACCAAACAAACAAAAAATTATTAAATTGGTATGGCACACTTTCCCAAGGTCAAGGTTATTCTGGTACATCTGAGAAGATGGGCGTTGAATTAGATAAGTATTTTGATGTTAGAACTATAGCGTTTACAGAATATAGCAGAGATAATATGACCCCAGAGGGTAAGAAACTAAGGTCAAAACCGTTTAAAATGGCGGAAACAGGTATATTATATGGCTTCCCCAATGCTTTCTCCTCAATAATGAATAAGAATAAAATAGGCTTCACTATGTTTGAAACAAACAAGTTGCCTAGAGGTGGAATTGATAATGATTGGGCTGGTAGAACAGGTAACCCAGAAGATGCTATGAATAAAATGGATATGATATTTACCCCGTCAAAGCATAATAAAGAACTTTTTATAAAAGAAGGGGTTACAGTTCCAATAGAAATAGTACATCTAGGGTTTGACCCAGAGATGTTTCCTAAATTTAGAAGACCTAAGAGAA